CGTAGAAGAGAACGCTTTATGGGAAGACATCAAAACAATAACAGATTAGCTGGTGTTGTTGCTGCTATTAAGTGGGGTGGTGTTTTGAACATGGGTGTTCCTGCTATGAAAAAAGTAATTTCTGAACAAATAAAAGTTGTTAGAGCTAGAAGAAAAGAAGCTTTTGAGCTTGCTAGTAAAATAGCTGACGAAAATGCTGCTAAGGCAGTATCTAGTGGAATCAGAAAAACTTTAACAAACAAAGTTGAAGAACACAACTCTAAAAATCCAAAACATAGAACTAATCTTAGAACATTAATTTCTGTGTTTAACAGAGGTGTTGGTGCTTATCGTACAAACCCTGGTTCAGTTCGTGGAAATGTTTCAGGACCTGACCAGTGGGGAGTAGCCAGAGTTAACGGGTTCCTTCATGCATTGAGAACAGGAAGATTTAAGAGAAAGCCTTATGACCAAGATTTACTTCCTTCGTCACACCCACTCTCATCTAAAAAGGGTAATGATGAAATGAAAGCAAGTTTTGTTCGTATAGGTCAATCTGTAAGCTGGTCAATCAATAAGGACCCCGACCCACCTTCAACAGTTCATGGTGTTGTAACAAGTGTAAATTCAGAAGACAAAGAAGCCACCATGTTAGTCTGGGCTATTATGGAAGATGGTAGTCATAAAAAGACTGATAGAAAAGTTACTATGCCAATCTCTAAATTGACTGTTATAAAAGATATCACTAAGTAAATACCACACACTTTATAACTATTTGTTATTATTTTTACTATATGCACCTAAATAAATCTGTTAACAGTTTATATAGGAGATGCACTCGTGAGTGAAATTAAAAATATTGACTTAGAATTTAAAGCAGACGGTGAAGGAAAAGTCTCTGCTGTATTCTCAGTCTTCAATACATTAGATAGCGATGGAGATGTAGTTACACCAGAAGCTATCAAATCAGGATTTAAGTCAGGTTCAGTTCCAATGGTATGGGCTCATAAATGGGATATGCCAATCGGTAAAGGTCAAATTGTACAAGATGGCGATAAAGCTACATTTGAAGGTTCATTCTTTATGGATACAGAATCTGGTAAAGAAGCATACAATTTAGTTAAAGCTATGGGAGACCTGCAACAATGGTCTTTTGGTTATAGAGTTAACGATTCAGAAAGAGGTAAATTCAAGAGCGGTGATAAGGATGTTGACGCAAGATACTTAAAAGACCTATCAGTCTACGAAGTGTCTCCTGTTCTAGTAGGTGCTAATCAAGATACATACACAATGGCTATTAAATCTAATAAAGAACTATTAGAAGAAATGGCTTCTGAAAAAGGTGTACTTGGTCACTCTACATTTTATGATAACGAAGAATCAGCAGAGGAAGTTGAAGAAGTCGAAGAAGAAAAATCAGGTTGCGATTGCAACTGTTCAACACCTTTAGCAGATAATGTATCAGACGAAAAAGGTTATGGTCACTGTGATTATGACAAATCAGGCAAATGTGCCAAAGATATGAAAAAGTCTGATGATATAGAGGATTCAGAGAAAGTTTCTAAAACTTTTTCAGATGAAGTCAAAGACGTGCTTGCTGCGTTACATGACTTGATGACACGAACTAACGCCATTGCGATGTTACGTGCCAAAGATGGTAGGAAAATAGGCGTTAAGGCTACTGAAGCACTAAGGGCAGTTCAAGAAGACTTGTCAGATGCATGGACAGAAATTGACCAATTCATCGAACAAGTAGGAACCGAAGGTGCTTTAGAACTTGACTTAGAAGAAGAACAAGCTGAAGCTACTGAAGATGTTGTAGAAGAACCAACAGATTCAGTAGATACTGAAGAAGTAACCGTTGAACCAGAGGATGAAGTAGAGGAATCTGCTGAAGAATCTGATGAAGCTGAAGTTACTGAAGAAGTTCCAGTAGATAAAACTGAATCAGTTGAGTCAGAAGACCTTGATGACGAAGTGTGGGCAGAATCTCAAAGACTAATAGCAGATGCTGTAGTTGCTGAGGCTTCTGACGACGAACAAGTATAAGAATATCTAATAGGAGATAATTAACGTGAATAAAGTTAACGAGCTTAAAGAGCAAATCGCTAAATCTCGTGAAGAACTCAAGTCCGTTTTTGAGACTCCAGCTGAAGATGGAAAGTATTCTGCAGACCAAAAAGAAAAAATTAAAGGTCTAAACACAGAACTTTCTGATTCATTAGAAGAGCTAAAGATTGAAGAATCAAAAGCTGCTAATAAAAAAGCTATGGAAATTGCAGAAGAAGTTGTTAATGAACTTCCTGTAGTTGAATCAGCTCCAGCTGGTATCAAATCAATCGGTGAGAAATTCACAGATACAGATGCGTACGCACAATATATGAGCAATGGTGTTAAAGGCGTAGATTCTCAAGCAGAATTTAAAACAACTTTAAATACCACAGGTTATCCACCAGAGTCTTTAAGAGCACCTGGAATATTGGAGACAGCTTTAAGAGACCCTAACAGCGTTATTGGATTGTTTGACCAAATTCAAACAGACCAAAATGCTTATGTGTATCTTGAAGAGACAACTTTCACAAACAATGCTGGTGAAATCGCTGAAGCAGGGGATATTTCTTCTGCCAACGAATCAGCACTTGCATTTACAGAAAGAACAGAATCAGTCAGAAAGATTGCTACGTTCTTACCTGTAACTGATGAGTTGTTACAAGATGTTTCTGGTATCCAAGGATACGTGAACTCAAGACTACAAACAATGATGAAATTAAGAATGGACAATCAATTACTTAACGGTAATGGTTCTGCTCCAAACTTAACTGGTGTATTATCAAAATCTGGTATAAACACTTTTGACTACTCTTCATACGGTGGAGAATTGAATAGACTTGGACAAGTTTATCAAGCAATTACAGAAATCAGAAAAGACGCTTTCGTCGAACCTGATGCTGTAATTATGCATCCATCTGACTGGTATCAAGTAGTCACATCTGTAGCTGACATTACAACAACCTCAAGTGGTGCAGCATCAAGAAATCCATTAATAGTAGCAGCTGGAGGCTTCGGCAACGATGTTACAGCTAAACTATGGGGATTGAATGTTGTTCCGTCATCTGCTATCGCAGAAGGTACCGCATTAGTCGGTAAATTCGGCGGAGGAGATGCAGCACAAATAATCATGAGGAGCGGGGTTGACCTTGCTATTTCTGATAGTCATAGTGACTTCTTTGCGAAGAATCAACTTGCAATCAGATTAACCATGAGAATGGGTTTTGCAATCTACAGACCAACAGCTTTCTGTTCTATTACAAACTTCTAAAGTTTGAAAAGATAGATAGTGTATATAGGGGTTCTTCGGAGCCCCTATATTTTTTGCAATAGATAATACCAAGCAAATTATCTTTATAAGTTAGGATTAATCATTATGTATACAATTCCAGAAAAGAATATCTATAAGCTACCTGATGGAAAGCTATGGGAAGGTGACCCAGTTGATGTGCCATATTCTCAAGCAGACCTAATTGCTAAAGCTGGTAAAGAATACCCTACTGATTGGCTCAAAGAGCAAGGTTGGGGTAAGAAAGCTAAAGCTGAGGAGAAAAAAGCTCCAGCTAAAAAAGAAGCTTCCAAAGAGCCAGCTGAAGAAAAAGCAGTTAAAAAATCAGACGTAGAAGATAAATCAGTTAAAAAAGACGTCGAAGACAAATAGGAGGTCTAAATGGCTTTCTCGACAGCAGCTGATGTTGAGTCATATACTCAGATAAATTTTGACTCTAGTATAGAGACGCATTTAACAAACAATTTAATACCATTTGTAGATGCAGCTATTGAACAATATGTTGGATATACACTAACACATGGTACAAAAACAGAAACTTTTACGGGAGACCAAACTAAAGAAATTTTCTTAAGACACTTACCAGTTCATTCAATTACTTCTGTAGTAGAAGATGGTATTACTTTGACAGAAGGTAACGAGAGTGATTTTGTCTTTTACAGTAGTGGTAGATTAAGAAGATTAGGTAAGAGATGGTCTTATGCTAAAGAACAGAACATTGTAGTAACTTATGTATCTGGGTACACAGCATTTAATGGTGGAGTATCAACTGATTTACCAATACAAATAAAAATGGTTTCTTCAAGAGCTGCTGCAAGAATACTAGAAAACACTTTATCAGTATCATCACAACAAGAACCTGGAGAAATATCCGCACAAGGTTCTTCGACTGCTGGTAATTTTAATTTAGCAATGTCAGAAAGAATAGGGGATTATTCAGCAGATTATGGAGTAGGAACTGAAGCACTGTCTTTAGCACCTCTAACCAATGCAGATATGAATTTGCTAGCCCCCTATAGAAAGTCTTATTTTGTATAATGCCAAACAAGGTTACTCCTACCATAGAAGAAGCAAAACAACTCTTTAAAGATAATCCTCATTATAAATTAAAAGACTGGGCTAAGGAGTGGGGTGTCTCAATAGAAAGAGTAAGGCAAATCAAAGAACAAGCAGGTATAGTCCCTATGTCTGAAATAGATACACGTATTGTAAATACAATTGTTCAAAGAATAAAAAATGGTGAATCAACTCTGACCAATAGAGCTTTATATTCTGGACTACCTATTGGATATGACAGATTTAGAAGTTGGATGATAAAAGACCCAAGCATAAAAGAGGAATGTGACTTAGCTAGAGAAGAATACTTGTCATCTGACAAAACTGAAAAGAAATGTTACAAGTGTGAGTTAGTATTAAATGTTAATAATTTTAACAAAAGTCAAAAATATAATGATGGATATAACAGATATTGTAAAGATTGTCAGTCAAAAGTTATTGATGAGACTGAAGATATTAAAAGAAAAACTTGTTTTATGTGTAAGAAATCACTCTCTACTAAAGGCTTTAATAAAAATAGAGCTATGAAAGATGGATATTCTTTGTTTTGTAAGAACTGTCAATCAAAAGAACGTAGAACCAAGAGAAGACTAAATAACATAATCTAATAATGTTGATGCTAGATTTATAGTATGGCAGGCTCATATCCCGAACGTTTATTAATACATAGAGTTACTATTCAAAGAACTACAGGTTCAAATATAGATACTCGTGGTTTAGATTCAGATATATGGACAGATGCGAGTACTAATATACCTTGTAGGTTAATGTTTCTTAGTGAGACAGAAAATAGAGATGGTAGGAATACAGTTATTGAAAATTGGACAGGTTACTTTACTGGTACTGTCGACTTAAAAGCTTCTGATAGACTTTATTGGAATTCAGAAAATAAATATTTTGAAATTACCAGTTTAAGAAAAAGTCACAACAGAGTAGGAAGATTATTCTCCGTAACAGCTGATTTAACTTATTTCGAATAATGGATAATTATAGTAAAAAAAAAGTTGATAGTCAGTTTGGGGAAACTAGCGTAACAACTACGACTATGCGTGTTTCAGAAGGTCGTAAAGATATTATTATATCTAGTCAAACTGAAGCTACAGCATTTAAAACTCTTAGGTATTACAACTGGTCTAAATCTTTTGGTATGAAGACAGATTTTTTAAATAAACTATCTGACGGTACTTACAGCACGCTTCAAACATTAAACAATATATCTGCATTTGTAACTTCTGATAGTCTAATGCGTTCTATTGCTGCTCGTTATGGTTGGGTTGTTGCAGGTAGAGCATTTGGTAAAGTTCAGGGTAAACTTTTACCTCAAGGTGGGGGTCCTTTTGGTAGGTTTATGCGTGTTAAAGGTGGACAATTTTCAAGAAAAGTTTTAGGTGATTTTATGAATTATTTTACTTCTACTGAAATGAAGTTTGAAAATGTTGTAAAAACACAAAGGAATATATTAAAACAATTGCAGGCAGCAGATAGTACTGGTCCTACATGGGCAGGTATGGCACTCTCTGAAGCTATTACAGGAGCACCAGACCCTTTTTCTACACAAGCAAATAAAGTTATGAAAGATGGAAGAATGAGTACTACTAATAAAGCAGCAGGGTTTGCTGATGGTGAAACAGGTAAAACAGAAGCTTATTTAAGTAAAAGAACTGATGTTTTACAAAAAATGTCTCAATCTGGTATGAGTGCTCCTGAGATGACATACTTAATAAAAGCTATGGAACAAGGTGGAGACCCTGATGATATTATGGGTAAGTATCAAGATTTAAATGAAAGTATTTTTAGTGCTTTAAATAAACATGAAAAGTTTAATAAGAATACTTCAACAGTCAAAACAGGTAGACAGGACGTATACGAAAAAGTAGGATAAGAAAAAAAATATTATCCCCCAGATGTAAAACCTGACATTACTGGTGCTTATCAATCTACGGAGAAATACTATGAAACAGAAAAACGTAGTTTATTTACTGCAGAAGGTACGGGAGCACACACAGCATTTGATGAAGATGTCACAATGGCTCAACAAGAAAAAGTTTCATCAGTATTATCAGAAGCATTAGGAATTGATTTATACGAGGGTCCAATGCAAATCTTTGAAACTTACTTTGGTGGTTCAAGTGTACAGTTAGGTCCAGATGCTTTGAAATATGGTAAAACAACTAAAAAAACAAGGATGGAACAATTGTATGACCAAAAAGGTAAGAGAGCAGAAAAAATTGAAGTTGTTACTAGTGGTACTTTAAAAGATAAAACAGGTGAATACAGTCAAATTGATTCACAAATAGACCAACATAATTATAGAACTGTACGTTCATCAAATAATATTAAAGAACATAACTACATAGCATCAAGACCGCAAATAGTTAAAGGTTTAAGAATAATGGATGTTAAAAATATGCATAAGAAAAATCCTAAAGGTGGATTTTTAGTTTATGGTATCGAGTTAGCATCTCATAAAAATATCAGAGATATACAGCAAATAGAATACGGTGGTCCTGCAACTGATAAAGCCAGAGGTTTAACAGCTAGAAGTGATAGGTTTATTTACCCTAGAAGTATGTTTGTTCATAAAGCAGCACAAGCAGCTGCAAATAAACTTGGTATAGAAGCAGACTTAAAATTTTCTAAGAGAAGAGGAGATGTTATGGGCACTCTCCAACAAAGAAGAACAAAAGCTATATCTAATTATCAAAAGGATAAAAACCAAAATAATGCTAAAAACGGTGGATACACATTAATGGTTGACAATAGAGTTAGAGAAATATTAAAAAGAGATTTAAAAGACGCTAGAAAACCAAGACTTAGTGATGGTAACAAAGTTCATTTTGGTGATATGAAAGTGTCAGATAATGTATTTCAAGCAGGTGCATATAACAGA